CGATTTTACCGAAAAAAGTTCAACAAAAAAAGTGCCTTAACCCCTTGATGCGACTGGTCTGGAAGCCCCTTTTGAGATAATCGCCATAAGGGAGAAAGAAAGCTAWTTTCCACTTGTTTTTTGCTTTTGTGCTATTTTCTTTGCACAGGTTGGACAATATTTCGCCTTGTTCGATGCTGATTTGAACATCTTACCGCAACTACAGCATCCTCTATAAGTCTTTAAGTTATGTCTTAGATTCTCTAATAGAGTCTGGCCAAAGCACTCCCATAATGTTGATTTAAATTTGCTTTTCTTTTTATATAAATGCTTAACCAAAACATCAGAAACATATTGCTCGTCGTTGTGAACCTTCATCAATCTGTCTTTTATAACCTTATAAACATAAAGTTTTTGTCCAGGCTTAATGTCTTCATCATTCATCAGCCATTTCTTGTTCTGGTCTAAACGTTTGTATTCACTAATAATTGCATCGTCCACTTTAATCTCCTTGTTCTTAAGCAGGAAACGATAATCGAACTTTCCTGCAACAGCTGCGAAATTAATTCGGTCATTAGGAATAATTGAGTCTAACTTATTTACTGTGCTTTCATTAATTAACTCAACGCTATGTTCTTCTTTATCCTTTGCATTGATGAAGAAGTGGGGCACTTTATTTTTTATGTAATCTTTGATTTTCTCATCAACGTGATCAGGGCGGGTGGGCATGAATAAGGTTTTTGCGAACTTTGATACCCTCGGTTTCCCGATATTTATTAGGGAATAGACCATATCATCATCTGTACTAGACAGATGGTCAGCGCTTCATAATAAGGAATTTCACCTTATTATTACTCCATAAAGGATGGTCGTTGCACCTTCATTTACAAGTACTTCTCAGCATGATGTAAACGCTTGGCACAGGGTTTTCATATAATACATTCTACATTCATTTCACATTTTTATAGGTTCTTCCTTGTTTAATTCCATAAACAACATTGGGTTTTATGTTACACATTTTTGCAACATGGGGTGCTGATAACCCTTTTTTAAGAAGTTCTCTTATACATAATACTTCTTCTGGAGTAAGAGTGCTTTTCTTCTTGCTTTTGTATTTAAGAATAAAGTCGTCCCACCCAGTAACATGAATATGATTCCATACTTTACACTGTAATATTGATTTAACGATGGGGTAGGAAACACGCATTGATTTTGATACTTCAGACATCTTTTCCCCATTAATCAATCGAACTTTTATCTCGTGTGCTTTCGTTTCATTTATTTTTGAGGATTTATTTTTTGACCCTAAATGAGACTGACGCATCTTTAATCTAGATTCTGGCGAATGCCTTTTATTCATTCTAGATTGTAAAAGCTTTTCTTTATGCTGCGGAGAGAGCTTTCTGCCAATTCTCGCCTTACTCATTTTGGCTTTAGTCTCATCACTAAGCTTTCTTCCGATGTTATTAATCCTATTCTTTTCCCCAATAATCTTTTTGGTGGAGTCAGACATCTTACAATTACTCTTGCCCTCTCCGCCGGTGGTCATGTTAAAGCCATTTAAATAGGCACCTAGTTCATTTATGTAGTGAGTTTCTAATTCGTTCATATCTGAGTTTGGATCAACTGTTTGTAAAACATGGAATCGGAAATCGTTTTCTCCATATTTATTCCAATTATTCTGCAAATGTCGATTACAGTGCGAATTGTTTTTCAGCTTCCAAGTGTGATGCCAGTAACGCTTAATAAATTTCATCTTAGTTTTCCCCACATATATTAAGCCGGTGCTTATCTGCTCAATCTTATATATCCCACTCAAATATTTATGCTCATCCTCATTTATAAACTTCACTTTGTCACCCCCTTGTTTTAAATATCATTGTTCAAAATGTAAAATGTATTAATTAGAATTCCCCTGTTAGCACACTCATTGACGATCATTTCCTATCGCTACTTTTCGCTGAATGCACACCCTAGTTTTCTAGGTTCACTGACTTTTCATCCGCATATCGCTATGCGACGCGACTATAAATTTAATCGATAGTAAAGTTATTCTCCATGCATAACCATTTGATCACGTCCAGGTTTATACTGTCACTGTTCCATATCTTAGTGATGTTGTTACTGTACTCCCCGATATTGATTCCATAAGCTAGAGTTAGTGCTTCATAGATGTTTCTGCTATTAATCTCTTGTTTCTGGGCTACAGACATTTCATAATACAAAGGAACGATGTTCTCCATATTACGCTTGGCAATATTGACGATTAGCTCATCAGAAATAATTAAGGCCTTATCCCCGTCATTGTCAAACTGCAGCAGCTTGGATATCGGATCATGAATGCTGGTATAAACACCTGGGGTAATGAACCACTTTTCATATTCCTCATCTTTCTTGTTCCACCTAACACCATGCTCTCTGAATAGGTGAGGGGAGCGGAGGATATCAATATACCCTTCATCATATAAAGAACAATGGACATCGCTTCCTGAAAGTAGTCCTTTCGGACTCTCAATTCCAAGAAACAATCTTTCACAAAAAGCATATAGGTCAGGACATAAATATGTATACCTAGCATCACTGACAAGTAATTTTCCTGATTTGGCGTCCTTAATCATGCTCTTCTTCTTATTCTTAATGATTTCTTTGGTGTGATCATCATTTAGCAGCTCTGGATATGAAAGTAGAGCTTCTTGAAGGCTTGTCTTATGTTTATTTTTCTCGGTAGCCCCCAAAACTTTCATCATTGTTTCTTTATCAGTGCCTAATTGAGTAATCTCACTAACAGTCTTTGAGCTGATTTGTTTCAATTCCTCATCTGTGATATCAGTGAGTGTTTGTAGCATCTGGTAAGTCAGTTTTCCCTCAACAGATGGATCTTCTTCATTTAATTTAGCTCCTAAACATCCATACTTTTTAAATTTATAGCGATAATCATCCCAAGAATCATAGTACTTCCACATCTTAAACTGGCTTTTCGTAAAAATTATTTGGATATCATCTTTAATAATGTCCCATTCTTTACCGTAGACGTCTTTAACTATAAATGAACTGTGTTTTTCAGCAAACTTTCTAAAGTCAAATGGAACAAGTAGACCCTTAACCCAAGGTAATCTGACCATAAAGCTTTTCTGACTCAAACTAGGGAGCATCATTCCGCAACCATCTGTATGTTCTATAGGAATATCCATAATCTTACGTGTGATTTCATATGTATCCCGGTCAATATAATCAACTAGGCTGGAAACATTTGTTTCTAAGTCATTTACGACAATTGCTTTATCAATATCAATTTCCCATGGACTGCTGGCGCTATTCGATAAGGCCATGTAGCTATTCCATTTGTTTATGCTGCTTCCACCTTGAGCATTGATTTGCTCCACACTAAGGCCACAAGTTAAAGCATTTTGATACTTATCTAAGGTGCTTTGCTTGATAAAACAAGATTTTTTGGTTCGTATTTGACCGGCACTGCTAGTGAAATAAACGTATTTCTCATTGTTATGTATGAATCCTTTATCAATTATGTCCCTTAAAATTTGAAAGTGATAAGTTTGGACAACCATGATCTCTTCAGAGAGAGAGTTTTCTTTGATTCCCAACGTTCGAGTTAAGACTGAATCAAATAATGAAATCACATTATTATCTTTCAGGGAATCTGTTCTAAGTGTTCTTATTTGATTATGATTGTTAAAGGCGTTATAAAGATTTTCTTTTAAGGAAATAATCCTTTGCGTTATGTACTTCTTATGTTTTTTATCAACATGTTCAAGTTTTTTGAGATGATCTCTGTACCTATATGATTTTAAAATCTTGTTATGTAATTTGTTTTCTTGATCATTATAAAAAGCAGAAGTATCAATACTGTAAATATGTACTTGCTTATTTAGACCGTCTTTTTTTCCTTTCAATAAATTCTCCCCTTATTACTTTTATGCATATTTTTTGATTTAATAGTCGCTTTTTAGATACTTATGTACAAGATTTTTGTATGTATAGCTCTTTTTATCGATTGCCCCAAATAGTTTATAGTCCTCATAAAGAGTGTTTTCTTCTTGGGAAGCAGTTCCTTCAATAATAGTAGTCTCTAAAAATCCAATTAAATTACTAAACATGTACGTTACTTTCTCTGAATCCTTTTGCATTATCTCACCTCCTCACTTATGGATTTATTATATACATATTATTTGTATTTGTCTATTGTTTTTTCGCTAGTGTGTTAATAGCTCCAGGTTATAGAGGTGAATTCTGAAGCATTTAGAGAAGGGGGGATTATCGTAATCTAAAAACATGCTTATCGTAAAAAATATTAAAGAGTTTGAAAAGCCAGTAAACATAAGGAGATTTGCTGTATCGAATGGTGATTAGGGGATAAACGATCGTAAAACATAAGTGAGAGTAGGGGAAAGTGGTTGCTTTATCTAAATATTGAAGAAATCGAGTAAATTTGAAGAGGGGAAAATGTTGATATTTAAGGCTTTTACGATAGCGATTACGATGTGAAAAAGGGTGATTTTGAGGTGGAATTAGGAAAAATGAAAATTTGGATAGGGTGTGGAAATGGAAGTGCTATGGGTACATCCGTTCCCTTAATTTTACCATTAGATGTAAATATACCCCCATATATTGGTATTGTAATGCGTGTATAAGGAACATTATACGTGCATTTAATGACTTAGGGAGGTCTGCACTAGCGCTAACATAATTCCAGGCCAAACACAAGAATTAATTTTTAAAAAATAAATTGGTTATCAATTTGAAAATGAATAACCATTCATTAAAAATAATCGTATTTATAACGAATCCGAGGGAATCGAAGACATATTTATACTTACCCTAATCACTATACATAACCATATCTTATCCAATCATATATCCTACACTAACCACTCATCACACTCACACGCTCTCAGAACCAATATAACACGTCTCTAAGCATCCTTAATCAATTCCCAATCCAATTGTATTTCTTCAATATTTAGATAAAGCAACCACTTTCCCCTA